TGGCTGCTGACCCATGACGGGTGCGCGCACCCGATCGGGAACCTGCTGGCCATGATCGTGCTCGTGGGTGCGGGCACGATCCTGCTGCTGCCGGCCGCGCTGCGCCTGATGGCCGGTGTGGTGGCCGATTCGGACGAAGGGGAAAGGAGGTAAGTCGGATGCCGTTGCTTGACGAGGGATTCCGCGTGGATCTGAACCCGGTGCCGTTGGAGGCCCGCGAGGCGTGGACGCTGCCGGACGCGGCGCTCGTGTACGGGCTGGACGTGGTGGCGTTGCGCTACGCGTCCAGGCAGGGCGATCTGGACACGTTCAGACCGCCGAACCGTGACGGGCGGCCGGGCAAACGCAAGGTCAGCCGCAAGGCCATGGACCGGTGGATCAAGGAAATGGAGGAATAGGAATGGCTAGGGATCCAAGCATCGCGATCATCAGGGGCCAGCTCGCGGCCGACCCGGAATACCGGACCACGGGCAACGGGGTGCCGGTCGTGAACCTGCGCATCCTGTCGAGCGGATGGGAGAAGGACGCGAACGGCCAGCCGGTCGACGTGACGCCCACGAGCTGACAGTGCGAGGTGTGGCGTGATCTCGCCGACCATATCAACTGCTCGTTCGCCAAGGGGGACCAGGTGCTCGCCACCGTGCATCCCAAAACCGAAACGTACCAGCGGCAGGACGGCAGCACCGCGTGGAGCGTGAAATGGGTGGTGGACGACATCGGCCCGAGCCTCCTGCGCGCCACCGCGCAGATCACCCGATTCAAACGCGGACAGGCGCCATCCCGGCAGCCCATGCAGCCTGCGCAGTCCGTGCCATCGGAGCCGACCGGTTTCGACGAATTCACGAATGACCCATGGAACTGAAAGGAACATCATCATGCCCAGATTGTCGAACGAACAGTTGATCGAATTGTGCGCGACCCCGTACGAACGACTGTCGCCCACGCAGCGGCGCAGCGCCCGCTCCTACAAGCGCAAGGCCATGAACGACGAGTCCCTGACCCAAGAGGCGGAACGCCTCCTGGAAGACCAGCCGCAACTGTCGGTCACCCAGGCGTACTACTCCGTCATGCAGCTCAACAAGCCCAAAGCCTCTCCGAAGGAGTCGGGTCCGGCGGAGTCTCCGAAGACCGGGATCGGCCGCATCGAGGAGGACCTGCCCCGCACGGTCGATGGACTGCTGATCCTGACGGACTGGCCCGAGGACATCGAGACGGTGCATCTGCGGCCCCCGAGCAAATGGGATCATCCCGCGGCAACATTGCAGTCCGGGGGGATAGGCGTGATCGCCCGCGGGATGACGCGCCGGCAGGCGATGAGCCTGCGCCGGAGGATCCGCGCCGGCGAGATCATCGCGTTCCGTCCCAAGGGCGCCTGGCGGGTCGAGATCGCCCCGGATCACGCGCAGGCGGACAAGTGGTGGGTGCTCGCCCAATACCAGGGACGGTGATCGTGGTGGATCTGGAGGATATGAAGCGCTTGTGCGACGAGCTGCATGACGCGCTCGACGAACTGGACGACGACGCGAACGTGCCTGACGATCCGGTCGATGACATGGCCTGTGACGAGCCGGAACTGCCGTTGGGGCTCATCCTGGACGAATGCCGCAGCCTGCTCGCCGTCGCTCACAAGACCGTGCTCAAGGTCGAGGAACTGGGCGTGGAATACCAGATTCCGGGCCTGCCGGAACGATCCAACGCGATCGCGGGGAGCCTGCTCGACGCGATCGGCCTGGTCAACGATGCCGCGGGACGGGAGCCGGACCGATGAAACGGTTGACGCCCAGCATGCGGGAGACGCTGATCGCGTTGCTGAACCGCAACATGTATCCGGTGGACCGCAACAATTCACGCACGTTCGAGTCGTTGGAGGAACGCGGTCTGGTCCACCCGGATTTCTTCGGATTGTGGAGCCTGACCGACCTGGGCCACCGGGTCGCTCTCGGACTGCTCAGGAGGTGACGTCATGAGTTCCCTGTTGTATGGCAAGGCCAAACGCGTCCAAGTGGGGGACAGGTCGGCCAAGCTGATGCTGCTGATCCTGTGCGACTACGCGGACGAGAACAATTGCGCGTGGCCCAGCATCGACCGTCTGATGGCCGAGGGCGAGGCCAGCGCGAGCACGGTCCAACGCGCCCTGCGCTATCTCGAGGACCGTGGGCTGATCGTCCGCGACACGGAGTACGGCACGCGCTACCGGGCCGACCACAGCCCCTACGTGTACCGCATCGTCCTGGACAAGGCCGAACCGGTGGAGTACCGCAATCGCAAGTCCAGGAAACGCTACCCCGAACCACGGGGTGTCATGGATGCTACCCCGTGCGAGGATCCACGGGGTAGCGTGGATGACACCCCGTCCGATTCACGGGGTAGCACCCATGACACCCCGTCACAGGGTCACGGGGTGTCACCCATGACTTCACGGGGTGTCACCGGTGACCGTCACGGGGTGTCACCCATGACGCCACGGGGTGTCACCCATGACACCCAATCTCTTAAAGAACCATCATTAGAACCGTCAGAGAGAGTACGCGCGCGCGAACACCAAGCCCGACGCATCCAACTGCTCGCCGACTTCCGACCCGACGACGAACAACGATCCCTCGCCGACGACTACGGGATGGACTGCGACTGGGAGCTGCGCAAGTTCCGAGCGAAACTCACCGGCACGGGCGAATACCCGGCCGATCCGAAAACCGCGTTCACCCTGTGGCTCGACCGCGGACACGAGCTCAGCATAGGCAAACCACCGGCGAGCGCCGAAGACGACCTGACCCGCAGGGCCCGCAAGCTCCTGACGACCAGCAGCATGCTCAAAACCCTCCAGCCCGACACTGGTGAGCGTTTGCAATGGTTGCCGCAGGTGGTCCGACTGTTGGCTGAGGGTGTCGAGGCTCCGCGGATCGTCGTGCTGATCCGGCGGGCGATGGAGTCCGGGAGTCTGGGGGAGGCGGCATGAGCGGCATTGTCGAGGAGACCGTGGACTGGCGCACCGCCGATCCGGAGACGCTGGATGGTTGTCGGTGCATCGTCACCACGGTGAGTGGCACGGTGATCGACGGATATCTGCGGGCCGTGCCGGGTATGCCGGGCTCGCAGTCGACGCGGTTCACGCTCGCGGACAGCGAGGTCATGCTGGGCGAGCTGAGGATCATGTCGGTCAGTGGCAGGCATCGCACGGCGATCCTGCAACCGCATGTGAGGTCGCTGACGGTGACCCGTGGAAGGAGATGCCATGGGTGACAAGCCGACCCGTGAGACGCTGCGTCTGGTGGAGGGCCGCGAAATGGACCGGTGCATCGTGTGCGACCGATACTGTCGCGACGGGTATTGGCCCGGCGCTTCGCATCATCACAGGAAACGCCGTTCGCAAACCTATGGTGATCCGGAACGGCATGCGCCCAGCAACATCATCCGCGTGTGCGGGCTCGACAATTCGACCGGATGCCACGGATGGATCCACCGTCACCCGACCGAAGCCCGTGCCCTGGGCTATCTGCTCAAAAGCTGGGACCCCGATCCCAGCCGGGTACCCGTCTACAGCAGGCGCAGGGGATGGATCCTGCTCGACGTGGACGGCCAGTACACGCCATGCCCGCCACCGGCAGGCATGCCCAACCATCCCATAATCAACCGAAAGGACCAGCAATGACCAACACAATCACCACAACCACCACCATGCCGGCGAGCGCCAAGACGAGGGATCGTCTGCTGTTGTGGGTGGATACGGAGACGGATGGCGTGAACCCGGAGTTGTGCGAGATTTTCGAGGTCGGGTTGAAGCTCACGGACATGCGAGCGACGCGGATCCTGAGGTCGATGAGTGTGGTGGTGCGTCGTGAGTGCGTGCATGTGGATCGGGGTAATTGGAAGGCGATCCGGATGCATGTGGATAACCGTCTGTTGGATGAGTGTTTGGATGATGAGCGGTCGAGTAGCATGGCGGCTGTCGGGTTGCAGGTGGGTGATTTCATCACCGCGGCCACGAATGATGCGATCGTGTATCCGGCCGGCACGAACCTGACCTTCGACCTGCGGATCATCCGCCGCATCCTGTCCAGCCAGTTGGACGGGCACACCGCCGACCGGATCATGAATACCCTGCATTACCGGCATCTGGACGTCACCTCTTTCCGTCTGGCCGACCAGGCCCTCGACCATGACCCGTACCAGCATCATGCGGGCACCCACAGGGTCGACGACTGCCTGACCCGCGACATACAGGATTACCGCGAATATTTGCAACGCTTGAACGGAGATGAGCAATGAGCAACGACGACATCATCAAACTAATCCGTATGGCGCTCGCCGCCAACTGCCAGATCACCGTGACCATCACACCCAAAGGCTTCGACGGCGACGAGACCGAAACGGGGGAGGAGCAATGAGCCAGAACCGTGGTCCTGTCCGGACAGTGAGAACGGAGGGCATATGGTGACGGCGCGAATCCGCGACATGATCCTCGACTGGCACGACAAGGGCATCAGCGTCGACGAAACCGCCAACGTCCTCAAACTCCCCGAAAACCAGATCAGCGACATCATCAAAGCCGGACACCCCAAGAAACAGCCCGAACCGCCCCGACCGGAACCGCCGGCATTCGACATCTAACCAACCACACCAACCATCAACCACGAACGCCGACAACCACGAACACCGGCAACCATGCCGGCGTTCGCCGGATAAACGGAACCCTCCACCTGTGCGGCGGAGGGCGCGTCCTGCAGACACCACTATAGCCGACGTGGAGGGTTTCGAACAAATGAACGAACACAATGCCGCCAGTTTCCGCCGTGACCTTGCCTCGATCCGCAACGGTCTGCCCGCGCTGCGCGAGATCGCGGCCAAACGCGCCCGCGTCACCAGCCGCCAGACGGGGCATGGCAGCAGGACGGTGGCGCCGATCCCGCTCAACCTCGGCGCGTGGAGCCTCCTGCAGGACATCCTCACCCTCGTCGAGCATATGAGCCGCGTCCTCGGCCTGCCCATGCGCATGGACGCCGAGGGACAGCTCAAAGGCATCATCCCGCACGCCGACAAGCTGCTCGAACGTGCTGACGCGCCGGCGATCATGGAACTCGTCTCGCAGGCCGAACGCCGATTGGATCGTATGCTCAATCCTCCACCCGAAACCAAGATGATCGGCTGGTGCCCAACCTGTGGCTGCGAACTGCGCTGCGATCCGCTGGAACTGCAATCCGGATACAAGGCATGCGACCGTTGCGCCGGCGAATACCGGATCAAGGACATCCATCGCAACAGTATGCTCAAACTCGCGATCGGGGGAGCGCAGGGCACCTCAAGCGGGATCAGGGCGCTATTGGCGCCGTGGGGCATCGACATCAAACGCAACACCATCAGCCAATGGGCCAAACGCGGCATCATCCGCCCCGTCGCCGCGGATGAGCACGGCGATCCTGTGTATCTGGTGTGGGACATCTGGCAGGCACATGTGCGCAAGAACAAGTAGCCCCGATATGGCTATTTGCTATTTGACAAGGACTGTAATAGAATTTTCTTGCTTATCCGAAAGGAGGTGAATAGTATAGCAAATGAGATCAAGGAGCTGCTCGGCAAACTGGAAAAACAGGGATGCACCATCGTCCGCACGAGGAGGGGCCACTACAAGGTCTTCCTCGACGGTAAATGGATCACCACCCTTGCCGGCACGCCGAGCGACTGGCGTTCTCTGAGGAACTCTCTTGCTCCCCTGAAACGCGCGGGCGTACGCCTGTGAACGCCGGGCCGGGCTACCGAAAGGGTGCCCGGCTCCTTGCCCCATGCACACAAGGAGAAACAACCACCATGATGGAGTATTGGAACGTCGTCATCGAGTTCGACCATTGCTACGCGGACGACGGCGTCGATGAAGACATTCTCGATGCTTTCCTGGATTGGCACGCCGCGGTGGCTCAGTCGCCGTCCGGCCGGCTTGAGGTGACTCTTTCGCTCCCCGCCGAGAGTATGCGCCAGGCATGCCTTACCGCGCTGTCGCTGCTTGCGGACAGAAAGTCCCTGCCGGAGGCCATCCAGATCCGCGTCCTCCAGTCCGCGGAATTCGACCGTCTCAATGGCTTTGCCCCCGTGCCTCCCATGCTTTCCGTGACGGAAGCCGCTGCCGTGCTGAACATCAGTCGTCAGCGTGTGTTGCAGATGATCCATGACCACAGCCTGCATGGCGTGAAGGTCGGCAACGGCTGGGCTCTTGTACGCGCGGAGATTGACAGCTTGCTGGCTGCCAAGCATAATGAAAGCATCTCATAAAACTATATATTCACTAATCGGATAAGCAAGTGTTACTTGATTCTGAGTGACCGATGGGTTGGGCCGTAATCCACATGGATTACGGCCCTTTCCGTTTCCTCGCCGAGACTGTCACCGATATTTGACAAACCCAAACTGTCACCGTATACATGTCTACAGTGGTCATTTTCTATCGACGATGGCGGATGTCTGCGCGACTTACAATATTGTCATGGCTTCAAGAATCTGCTGGCACTGCAATCTGAATGGCTTCCTGTGATAGCGGGTTGCCATTTTGAGGCTCAGGATAATCTGCAGTGGTATCCGGCAAAGCCTCTGGGGAAGGAGTATGAGAACGTGCCTCAAGACATTGCCTCTGCCGCTTCGGAAGCATATGCCTGCTTCTCCATCAACGCCAACCGCGCTGCCGTGCTACTCGCCAGAACAGCCGTGCAAGCCATTGCCAAGGACAAGAACATCCATACAAACAATCTCTACGGAGATATCGAGAAAATGGCCGAAACCCATGTCGTCACCGACCAATTGAAGGACGAAGCGCATGAGATCCGCTTCATCGGCAACGATATGGCGCACGGCGATCTCGGAACGCCGGTAGACGCGGACGACGCCGCCGACATCCTCGGCTTCCTCGATTCCCTTCTCGACTACGTATACCAGCAACCCATGGCCATCCAGAAGCGTCGTGAACTGAGAGAGAAACGCAAGCAGCGGCACGCGTGATGCATCGAGTCAAGACCCCGCCAATATGCGGGGTCTTCTCATGCCTGCTTGTTCTTGCGCGGCCTGCCTCCGCCGACGCCTCGACCGGGGCGCTGCGCGTTCCACTTGTCGATCGTCTCCGGAAGCCAGCCGCGCGCTCTGCCCACGGTCACGTCGGCCTCGGGCAGCTTGTACTGGGCGAGCGCCCCCTTGGTGATGCCGAGCTTTTCGGCAACCTCGGTCAGGCTGAGATAATGCCTAGTCATCGTTTCCGCCTTTTCCGTCGTGGTCGAGGCCGGCTGCGAGGCCGAACAGTCCGGCGGTGAGCGCGAAGCCTCCGGCGAACGATCCACCGAAGGACATTCCCAGTGCCAGTACGCCGAAGGCCAGCGACAGCAGGCCCCATATGCGTGATCGTTCCATGGTGCGCTCCGTTCTGGTAGTGTTGGGTAGAGGGGTTCTGGGCGGTACCTGCGCTCGGAACCCCTTGCCCTATTCACTTCTTGTGTCGGGGCTTTTTCCTTTCTCTGGTCCTCCATGCCACCCAGAACGCCGTTCCGGTCGATACGGCTTGGAGGGTCAAGGATAGCCAATCGTTGATGGTCATGGCCGCCCTTTCACTTTTCTGTTGTCGTCGGTCTTCCTTGCCGACATATCTATAATAACATCGTATCTAAAGATATTCAAGCGGAGAACACGACGACACGCCGCATATTTCAACGATCACAACCCCTCGAAGGAGTCTCGCATGGCAAATGACATCACCTACCTGCAGCAGATCAACGATGCGGACGACGTTCCCCAGCCGACCCAGATCCGCAAGGCCCAGTTCGTGGACGCCGACGGCAATCCCGTCGGCGGTCCATCCTCCGCGCCGAGCACGCCGGCCGAGCCGGCGGACGGCAGCATATCGCCGGCCAAGCTCGCCGGCTATTCCGCCGACACCGACCACGGCAGGATCCCGAAGGTCAAGGGCGACGGCACCGGATTCGATTTCGTCGACGTCCCGGCCTCGCCCACGGCGGACACCCTGACAGGCGCGACCGACACCGGCAGGGCACTGCTCAAGGCCAAGGACGCCGCAAGCGCGAGAACCGCCATCGGCGCGGGCACCAGCTCGTTCTCCGGCTCGTACGCCGACCTGACGAACAAGCCGGACATTCCGGCCGCATACACACTGCCCGCGGCGGGCAGCGCCCTCGGCGGCGTCAGACAGGCGGCCTACGTGGCGGATCCGGCGGGCGACACCGTGACCAAGGCCGAGTTCATCGCGTTGCGCGACGCGCTGGTCGCATCCGGCGCCATGGCCGCCAAGGGCTGAGCATGGATGCCGAGATCCTCCACCAGCTGACGCGCATCGCCGACGCACTCAACAACACCGGCATGCAGGTCACCCGCGAGCAGGCGCTCAACGCATGGCCATTGCGCATGTACGAGGACGAATACCTCAACGCATTGCAGCAGCTCGGCATCGAGATCGTCTGATGCCCGGCAAACCCCGCGCCCGCTGCTCCCATCCCGGCTGCACGCTCAAGGCCGTGCGCGACGGATTGTGCGACCGGCACCAACGCCAGCCATGGCAGCATCCCAGCGCCCACACGCGCATGAGAGCCGAATACTCCGCCGAATGGCGACGCGTCCGCTGTTTCGTGCTCGAACGCGACCATCACGCATGCCGGCGATGCGGGCGCACGGGATGCCATATCGTCGACCACATCATCCCCATCGGCGCGGGCGGCGCGTTTCTCGACCCGAACAACTGCCAGACATTGTGCGAACAGTGCAACGACTGGAAGAACGCGGACGACCGGCGACGCTACCCGAAGATCTTCCACTGACAGGGTATGGGAGTCCCGGAAAACACGTTTCGACGGCGAAATCCGCGCCGCCGAAACTCTTTTTTTCGCGTCTCATGTTTTTGGGGTCGAACCACCATTCGGGAGGTACGGGATCATGGGCCAGCGAGGACCGCAGAAGAACCCGCTCGGCCTGCGCATCGTCAACGGGCGCGGCGCCGGCCGCGACTCGGGCGGCAGAAGGATCGCCGACGACGACGCCGGTTTCGAACGCGGCGCGCCGGCCGTGCCGAAATGGCTGACCGGCGAGGCGTTGAACACCTGGCGGCGCATCGTGCCCAAACTCGCCAAACGGGGCATCATCAAACCCGAGGACCGGGACGCGCTGGCCGCCTACTGTCTGGCGGTCGCCTCGATGCGCCAGGCGCAGGAAAGCATCGACGAGCAGGGCGTGCTCATCGCGACCGAACGCGGCGCGCAGAAACTCAACCCGGCGTTCACGATCCTGACGCAGGCGTCGAACACGATCCGCGCGTTCGCGCACGAGTTCGGCCTGACCCCGGCGAGCGAATCGAACGTGGCAAGGAGCGATGATGGCGAGCAGGAAGACAACCCGTTCGCCGCAACCGGCGTGTGATCCGCCATCCGCCGAGGAACTGGCCGGGCTGAAGGTCAGCCCGGAGGTCGCGTGGTACATGCTCGACCGCGGGTATCCGCTCCCGCAGGAATGGCAGGCCCCGAAGACCAAGACGCCCGAACCGCGCGGCGTGGACGGGGCGGTGTTCGACCCGGGACGCGTGGACAAGGTCCTCGCCTGCTTCCACGTATTGCGCCACACGCAGGGCAAATGGGCCGGCCGGCCGCTGGACCCGGACCCGTGGCAGATCGCGTACATCCTCGCCCCGGTGTTCGGCTGGATCCGACGCAACGACGACGGCCAGTGGGTGCGCGTGATCCGCGACCTGTACGTGGACGTGCCGCGCAAGAACGGCAAATCCACGCTGTCGGGCGGCATCGCCGTGTACATGCTGGGCGGCGACGGGGAGCCGGGCGCGCAGGTGGTGTGCGCCGCGTCGACCGAGCATCAGGCCGGATTCGTGTTCCAGCCCATCAAACAGCTCGTCGAGAAGACGCCCGCTCTGAAGGGCGTGATGGTCGCCCATCAGAAACGCATCGTGCACAAGCCGTCCGGCTCCTACATGGAGGTCATCAGCTCGGCCGCGGACGCGGCGCACGGCATGAACCTGCACTGCTTCATTTGCGACGAACTGCACGTGTACAAGACCCCGGACCTGGTACGCACCCTGGAGACCGGCCGCGGTTCGCGCGCCCAACCGTTGGGCGTGCGCATCACCACGCCCGACGACGGCAAGACCAACACGATCTACGATCTGACCCGCACGTACGTGGAGAACGTCGCCAACGGGCTGATCGACGACCCGGCCTACTACGGGGTCATCTGGGGCGCCGACGAGAAGGCCGACCCATACAGCGCGGCCACGCAGATGAGCGCGAACCCCGGATACGGCAAGAGCCCCACCAGCGAATATTTGCGCGACGCGGCCAACAAGGCCAGAAACTCGCCGGCCGAACTGGCCACCTACCAGCGCCTGCACCTGGGCATCCGCACCAAGCAGAAGACCCGTTTCCTGACCCTTGACTCATGGGACCGCAACATGGGCGAACCCTATGATTCGCCCGACCGGTTCTACAAGGAATTCAAGGGGCGCGCCTGCTGGGGAGGATGGGACCTGGCCGCGGTGTCCGACCTGACCGCATGGGCGCTCGCGTTCCCCGACGGCGACGCGTACGACGTGCTCGTCAGGTTCTGGGCCCCCGAAGACGCCCTGCCCGCACTGGACAAGCGCACGGCGGGCTCCGCCGGCGCATGGAGCCGCAAGGGGTGGCTCACGCTGACGCCGGGCGCGGTCACCGACTACGCGTACATCGAGAAGCAGATCCTCGCCGACATGGAAACGTTCGGCCTGCAGACCATCGGATATGATCCCTGGAACGCCACGCAGGTGTCGAACGACCTGCAGGCCGCCGGATTCGACGTGGACCGGCTCACCCCGGTACGCCAGGGCGCCAAGACCCTGAGCCCGGTCCTCAAGGAAATGCAGCGGCTGCTGCTGACCGGCACGCAGGCGCATCCCCTGCTGCGCCATCACGGCAATCCCGTATTGCGCTGGAACGTCGACAACCTCGCCGTCAAGGAGGACGTCAACCAGAACGTCCAACCCGACAAGGCCGACAGCCGCGACAAGATCGACGGCGTGGCCGCACTGTGCAACGCGATGAGCGAGGCCATGACCAGACCGAAACCCAAGGAGACGAGCATCTATGAAACCGAAGGACTCTTCGCCTGAACCGATCCGCGACCTGATCGCAGACCTGCTCGCCATCCTCGGCATGATATTCGCGACGATCGGCTTCGCGCTCATGTGGATCCCGCTCGGCTTCATCGTCGCCGGCATCTGCAGCATTCTCATAGGATGGAGGCTGAGCCAATGAGCATCCTGTTCCGCAGGAAAAGCGCCGTCCGTGATTTCGGGCCGCCGGCGACCGTGACCGGCAAATGGTACGTGGCCGACCCCGGCACCCCACTGACCAGCGAAACGGACCCATGGCGGATCCTCAGCAGCCAGCCGTCGGTGCGCAAGGTCACGTCGTTCATCGCCCGCAACGTGGCCCGCGTGCCCATGGTCGCCTACCGGCACACCAGCCAGGGCCGCGAGAAACTCGGACCCGGCGACGAACTGTCCGACCTGGTCAACGATCCGGCCGGCACCGGCCCCGGCATCAGCCGATACCGGTTCGTCTACGACCTGATGATGGACCTGCTGCTCTACGACAGGTTCGCATCCCCCTACATGCCGGGCAGAGAAAACCGCTTCATCCGCTGGCCCGCCATCCGCTGGCAGTTCCACACGGTCGACGGCGCCTACAACGCGATCGACGGGGTGACGAACGGCAACGGCGAGACCATACCCATCGAAACCTGCTTCTGGGATTGCGGCTACGGATCCAGCCAGGGCATCAGCCCGATCCTCACCCTGCGCCAGACGCTCGACGAATACACCGAAAGCGTCAAATGGCGGCGCGAGATCTGGAAGCACGGCCTGCGCATGCCCGGCTACTGGAGCCAGGCGCTCGGAGAGGCCGCTCTGACGCCCGAAGCCCGACGCCTCCTGCAGCAGGAACTCGCCGACTGGCTCGACGGGGGAGGCAAGGAAGGCGAAAGCCCCGTCCTGCGTGGCATCGAATACAAGGACATGACCGGATTCAGCCCCAAGGACGCGCAGGAGGTCGAGGGACGCACCCTGTCCGACATCGAGGTCGCGTCCGCCTACCAGGTGCCCCCGGAAATGGTCGGCGCCCGGCAAGGCAACTACGCGAGCACGCAGGCGTTCCGCGACGCCCTCTACCGCGAAACGTTGGGCAGCTGGTTCGAACAACTGCAGTCCGCGTTCAACAAGCAGATCTGCGACCGGTATTTTCCCGACTGCTTCGTGGAATTCAACCTCGAAGCCGCGCTGCGCGGCAGCTTCATGGAAGACGCCGTGGTCACCAGCCAGGCGGTCGGCGGGCCATGGCTCTCCGTCAACGAGGCGCGCACCGACCACGGGCGCCAGCCGCTGGGCCCCGAATACGACGAGATCCTCACCCAATTGAACACGGTGCGCGGAGGCGGCGACGCCGCCAGCCCGCACGACACCGGCAGCCAGAACATCGGAGGCGTGAACAATGAGCAAACCCGCTGACAAACGCATGAAACGAACCGTCAAGGCCAGCGTGCAGCCGATGGGCGTGAACAACGGACAATCCCTCGGCGAAGGCCGGTTCACCGCGCTCGTGTCCGTGTTCGGCAACGTCGACTCCTACGGCGAGGTCGTCATGCCCGGCGCGTTCAAGGAATCCCTGGAACGGTGGAAGGCGAGCGGCGACCACATCCCCGTCATGTGGGCGCACGACTGGGACGACCCGTTCTCCCACATCGGCATGGTCACCGACGCGTACGAGACCGACACGGGCCTCATGGTCGACGCGCAGCTCGACATGAGCAACCCCACCGCCGTGCAGGTCTTCAAACTCCTCAAGGACAGGCGGGTCAGGGAATTCTCCTACGCGGGCGACGAAAGCGACTTCACCGTCGTGGACACGCTATCCGGCCCGGTCGTCCAAGTCGGCAGGATCGACCTGATCGAGGTGAGCGCCTGCCTCAAGGGCGCGAACCCCGCCACCGTGCTCGGCGCCACCAAAAGCGACCCCGCCCGGTCCGAAGCGGACACCGTCGACGAAAAAACACCGCCGGACGACGATACCGGCGACACCGGGGACGAGACCCGCGAACCCGACGAGGATTCCGGACCCTTCGCAACCCAACTGACACGCGACGAACTGCGCGACCTCATCCGCGAGGCCATCGCCGAAACCCGACGGCAGGCCGACGACGATCCCGGAACAGGGAACGAATCGGCGGCATCGGAACCAATGAGTTTGCCCGAACTGACCGCGTGGGCGGCGGACATGGAAACCAACCTTATCAAGGAGGAACCAATGAGCTACAAGACCGAGCTCAAGGAAACGCTGATCCGCGTCAAGGCCATCGCGGACAAGGCGAAGAGCGAACACCGCGAATTCACCGACGAGGAGAACGACGAGATCGTCGCCCTGCAGCGCAAGGCCGACGACCTGAACGCCAAAATCAGGAAGTCCGACGAGGCCGCCGTCGCCATGCAGAAGATGCTCGGCGACGAAGAGGCCCCGACGGCCACGCCGGGTATCGCCGCGGCGAAGACCCTCGGCGACGCGTTCGTCGCCTCCGACGCGTACCAGGCGTTCAAGAACGCGCCCATCCCGGACGGCACGCCGGTCAACATCAAGCCCGGCAAGCTGACGGTCAAGGCCGACCCTGCGCCGATCAACACCACGCTTCCGGGCGCGGTCACCCCGCAGATGCAGCCGGGCTACATCGACCTGACCTATCCCACGCCGAACGTGTTCCTCGGACTGATCACCCGCGGCGCCACGGCCGCCAGCTACGTGCAGTACCGCCAGCTGGTCAGCATGGCCAACAACGCGGCGACCGTCGCCGAAGGCGGCGTCAAGCCGCTGTCCACGCTGGGCACGGCACTGGCCGAGGCGAAGGTGTGGACCGCCGCGGACGGCGTGAAGGTCACCAACCAGGAACTCGCCGACGACGGCATCATCAGCACGCTCATCAACACGATGCTGCAGCGCAACCTCGAATCCTACCTGGAGAACATCATCCTCAACGGCAAGGCGCAGACCGACGCCGGCGAGGCGACCGGCAACCCGAACGGCATCCTGAACACGCCCGGCACGCTCTCCCAGGCGTTCGCCACGGACATCTTCACCACGACCCGCAAGGCCAAGACCGCGCTCGGCAAGCTCGGCGTCGCCATCCAGGCGATCGTCCTGAACCCGGAGGACAACGAGACGATCGACCTGACCAAGGACGCCAACGGACGCTTCTTTGGGCAGGGCCCGTTCGCCGCAGGCCCGAACACCCTGTGGGGCATCCCGCGCATCGAATCGCAGGCGGTCCCGGTCGGCACCGCCATCATGGGCGACTTCAGCACGGTCCAGCTGCTCAACCGCGAGCCGCGCACCGTGACCGCGTTCAACCAGAACGAGGACGACGCGCGCCACAACCTGACCTACGTGCGCGCCGAGGAACGCAACCTGCTGTTCATCCGCGAACCCAAGCGCCTCAACATCATCAAGCTCGCCAAGTAGCAGGGAGGCCCCGTCATGGCCAGCAACGACACCCCCGGTCTGACTCCGCTCGTCTCCGTCGAACAACTGGCCGCCAAGACCGGCGCGAAACCGGACGACGACCGGCTCAGACTCGCCGCAGACATGGCCTCGGCCCGATTCCGCGAACAGACCGGCAACCCGATCAGCCTGACCGAGGAGACCATCGTCATGGACTCGCCCGGCTGCAGGACGCTCGTGCTGCCCGTCTGGCCGGTATCGGACGTGCGGGATCTGAGGATAGCCGGCAATCCGGTCGACGACTACGAGTGGACCCATGACGGCATGATCCGCGCCCGCGACCCGCTGCCCGACCTGTGGCGGGGCATCACCCTGACCTACACGCACGGCTACGATCCGATCCCCCAGGGCATACAGGACGTGGTCCTCGAACAGGCGCAGGCCATGGTCGAACTGCTGCCGACCGTCGTGTCCTACACGACCGGCGCGGAAAGCCGCCAGTACTCCAGCGCCCTGACCGTGGGCACCACCGCGCAATGGGCGGCCATGGTCGCCCGGTATTCGATCGGACGTGGCGCCAATGCCGGATAGGGATGGACTGCACGGCGAGACCATAACCGTCATCACCCGCACCGCCAAGCCCACGCCCGGCGAATACGGGATGCCCGACTACGGCAACAGGCGGACCGTGCTCGACGGATGCTCGGTGCAACCCGTCACCGCGGCCGAGACCCCGTTGTTCGCGGACGCCACACGCTACCCGCGATACCGGGTCATCGGCCCCGCAAGCCGGCTGTTCGCCGACCTGGTATCCGGCGACGCGCTCATCGAATGGGCTGGCCGCCTGTGGATCCCGGCCGGCAGCGCGTTCGACTGGAAAACCATGGACGGGCTCGGCAACCACACGGAACTGTACATCAGCCCCGACAACACGACGGAGGTGACCGATGGGCAAACCACGGATCAACGTCACTGACCAGTGGATCCAGCAGAACGTGCTGGCCAATCCCGGGGTGCGCAAGGCATTGAACGCGACGGCCCGACGACTGCTGCCCATCGCCCGGCGCATCGCCTACAAGGAGCACGCCCCCGACTACGCGGACAGCCTGCGCATCGAGACCGGCACCCGTCCCGGCACGAAATCGCCCACCGGCGTCAAACGCCCCTACGCGCGCGTGATCGCCGGCTCGGAGACTGCCGCCGAACAGGAATTCGGCGGCAAAAACATGCCCAAAAGGGGATTCCTGCGCCGGGCAGCCGCCGAACTGGGAGAAAGCGTGGCCCGCTGATGGCCATGCCGATCACCGGAGGATTCCCCTCCGCCACGCGCCTTTTGCGCACCTGGATCGAAGAGCACACCGGCCGCCCCGTATGGACCCGGCTGCCCGACAACATGAGCGCCCTGCTGCCGTTGATCATGGTCTCGCCGGCCCCGTCCGGCGGCATCGACGGCTATGAGCGGCAAAGCTCGCTCGACATCGACGTGTACGTCACCGGCCCCGACCAAATGGAGCCGCTGGTCCGCGAACTGGAGGACAGTCTCGCCAGCCTGCAGGGCGACGGCAACCGGTACGGGTACGCCGACTCGTGCGGCCTGACCGGCTTCTCGGAAATCCCAGGCAGGGATCCGTCCGTCCTGCGCTGGACCGCTACCGCGACGCTCACCATGCGCCCGCAATAACCACCAACCAAAACCCAAGGAGCAATCATGGCCGATCTGGTCAGTCGTCTGAACGACAACAACAAGAACGTGCGCAAATGGGGCACCATGGCGATGCTCGTCGCCGACTACGGCACCCCGGTACCCGACAAGCTGTGGAACGACGACGGCACGCCCGCCGACTTCGGCGCCGAATTCAAGATGATGGGTTACGTGACCACCGACGGCTTCAAGAACAGCCAGAGCGTGGACACGTCCGACACGAACATGCTGCAGGACATCGAACCCGTGCGCAGCGACATCACGTCCAAGACCCGCACCCTGCAGTGCGTGTTCGGCGAGATGAACGCATGGGTCAAGGCCCTCGCCCACAACATCCCGGTCGCCCAGTGGCCCGAAAACAAGGACGGCGACTGGGAATACTCCGACGGGGAGATCAGCGACAACCCGTACTACGTGATCGTGCTGCTCGGACAGGACGGCATCGGCGACAACGCCGTATACCGCGTCGAGATCGCCTACCGGTCCAAGGTCACCGACTACGGCGACCGCACGTCGAACCGCACCGACGCCGAAGGCGAGGACCGCACCTTCACCTGCTTCCGCGACCCGGCGACCGGCAAATCCTACTACGAGGCCACCAAGGCAAAAAAGCGTGACGTCGGTGACGGTAACCGCCCCTAACGGCGGAGCCGCGCCGACGAACGTGCAGGTCGGCAAGACCATCGGCCTGGGAGCCCAAGCCACGTGGAGCGACGAGCACACGAGCATGGCCGAGGCCGACGCATGGACCTCCAAGGACAAGGGCGTCGCCACCGTCGACGCCAAAGGCGTCGTGACCGGGGTCGCGGCCGGCACGGCGCGAATCAACGCCACCATCAACGGGATCACCAGCCCCGACCTGTCGATCACCGTCAGCGCGCCGGCCGGCGCGTGACGTTCCGGCCCGCGCGGTCTTCCCTTCCTTTCGCCGCGCGGGCCCTCCCATCCGAAAGGAAGAATCCGAAAGGAAACCATCATGAAGAAGCTCAGCCTCCACGCGGTACGCCAGAAGTTCAAGGAAACCCATCCGAACGTCTCCGAGACGATCGATTTCACCATCGACGACAAGCCGGACGCCAAGGTGTTCCACATCGAGCACCCCCTGTTCCAATCCAACAAGACCAAACGCGCCCTCGAGAAGGCGCGCGACGCGCAGAACGACCTCGACATGGCCCAAGCCCTGCTCGGCGACCAGTGGGACGACTTCGAACAGGCCGGCGGACAGGCCGGCGACGTGATGCTCATGCTCGCGAGCCTGCAGAACGAACTCACAGACACGCTGCCCGACGGAACCCCTACACGGCGCTAGAACTCCTCGACGGCGACGGGCACCCGGAACTATTGGAGGCCGCATTGTGCGCGGCCTACGCTCCCCGTGACCCGATCGCCGAGTTCTGGCGCGGCGAAATCACCCTGCGCATGCTGCGCGTCCTCATCCAGGGCTTGCCGGCCGGCAACGTCTGGCAGACGGCATGCACCCACAACCCGTGGACCGACCGCGAATACCTCCTGCACGACATCGGCGACGCGATACGCGACCTGACCCTCATGGTCGCCAACTCCAACCCCTACCGGAAAACACCGGTCGGCGAGGAGGCGATACGCCCGCGCATCCCCTACCCGGACGCCCCGCAGCCGCCCATCGACGACGATGCGGAAAGCCGGGCGGCGCGCGACGAACTCGACGCGCTGATCGGCTCGATGAGCGTCGGCAAATAACCCCAGAAAGAGAGCGTGCCCGATGGCCGGAACAGCCGCATTCATCGACGTGCTGCCGAACCTGAACGGTTTCGGCGGCAAACTCGTATCGGGCGCGCAATCCCAGGTCGCCAACGCCGGTACCCGGCTCGGCGACGCGATGGCGAAAAGCATGAACGCCGCCGCATCGAAAAACGGCACGGACGGCATCGTCGCCAACCTCGAAGCAGCCGAGAAAAAAGCCAAGAACGCCGTCAAACAAGCCACCAAGGAAATCGGACAGGCCCGAGACCAGCAGCGCGTAGCCGCGATGAACCTGCAGGCCGCCGAACGCAAACTCGACGAAACCGTCCTGAAGAACGGGCGCAACAGCTCGCAGGCCATCAAGGCGTCGGCCCAACTCGAATCCGCCCGATCCAAGGCCCGCACCGCGACCAGCCGCCTCTCCGACGCGGAAAACACGCTGCGCGAAGCGCAGAACGCCGCCAAGGAAACCACCACACAGCTCAAGGACGCGCAGGAAAAAGCCGCGTCCACGGAAACCAAACGCGTCGGCATATTGGAGCGACTGCGCAACGCCTACGGGGCGACCGCGGACGCAGGCGGCGAACTAGCCGGCAAATCCAAGCTCTCAGCCGGCGCCATAGGCATGATCGGCGGCGTCGCCTCCCAGATATCCGGACGTGTCATCGACGCTTTCAGCGGCATCGGAAGCCAGATCACGGAAGCCTCCGACGCAACCGACAAATTCAAGCAAACCCTGGGCTTCGCCGGAATCGGCGGCAAGGACATCGACAAGCTCACCAAGCAGACGCAGAAATACGCGGACCAGACAGTCTATGACCTTGCCGATATTCAGAACACTACAGCCCAGCTGGCCGCAAACGGCGTTCCCAACTACGAGAAACTGGCCGAGGCGGCGGGCAATCTGAACGCGGTCGCGGGAGGCAACGCCGAAACCTACAAGTCCGTGGCGATGATGCTCACCCAGACGGCCGGCGCGGGAAAACTGACCACGGAGAACTGGAACCAGCTCGCCGACGCCATCCCAGGCGCGTCCGGAAAACTCCAGGAAGCCATGAAAGCCAACGGCGCGGTCACCGGAAACTTTCGCGACGCCATGGCCGACGGGCAGATCACAGCCGATGAGTTCAACAAAGCCATCATGCAGCTCGGCACGCAGGACGTAGCCAAGCAGGCAGCCACCAGCACCAGTACCATCGAGGGCGCATGGGGCAACCTGCAAGCCAGCATCACCGGCGTGGGGACCCAACTGCTCAACACCGTCAAACCGCAGATCACCGGTGTCATGAGCGGCATCGGCGACGTCGTCACCAATGGTTTCGCGTGGCTGCAATCCAATGGTCCGGCACTCATACCGGTGATCGCTGGGATCGGCGCGGGATTCGCGACATGGGCCGCAGGAAGCATCATCGTCTCAGTCACGGGTTGGTTCCAAGGCCTGTCCGCCGCGATAACCGCAGCGGGAGGAGCGGTCAAATTCCTCACCGCGGCGGTATCGGCAAATCCGCTGGGACTGATCATCACCGGCGTGGCTCTTGCCGTAACCGCGCTGACATGGTTTTTCACGTACACCGAAACCGGGCGCCGAGCGTGGTCGTCGTTCACCGGGTTCCTTGCTGGCGCGTGGAATATCGTATGGCCGGCGTTGCAGTCCGGCTTCCAGTGGGTGGTATCCGGCCTGCAAGCACTCGGCACGGCATTGTCCTGGCTGTGGACAAGCATCATCAGCCCGACACTCGGATTCATCAAAACAGCGTTCCAACTGGCGATGACGATACTGGGAACCGTGTTCTTCACTCCATTCCAGCTCGCGTTGAACCTGCTTGGCACCGTATTCAACTGGCTGTACACGAACGTTTTCCAACCGGTGTGGACGGCGATCCAAAGTTCGTTCAACACCGCGTGGAACTGGATCAATCTGAACGTGATCACCCCGTTCAAAACGGCGTTGAATCTGCTCGGCACCGTATTCAATTGGTTGTACGCGAACATAGTGGTCCCTGTATGGAACGGCATCCAATCCGCAATAAGCGCAGTATGGAACTGGCTGAGCACGAACGTCATAGACCCCTTCAAAAGGGGCATAGACAATCTCGGCAAAGCCATGCAAGGCATGAAGGACATGGCGGTCAAGGCATGGGACTCCCTGAAGGACGCGGCCGCGAAACCCGTGCGCTGGATCGTGGACGTCGTCTATACGAACGGCATCCAAAAGGTGTGGAACGGCATCGCCAACGCGGTCGGCCTCGACCTCAAGCTACCGGACGCACAGTTCGCGGCCGGCGGCATCAACCCCGGCTACGCGCCCGGCCATGACAGCATCCTCGCGCTCACCTCGCCCGGCGAGGCGTGGATGGTCCCCGAATGGGTCAGGGCCGTGGGCGCGGGCAACATCCACCGGTGGAACCGCATGGCACGCAGTCAGGGCGCCGGGGCGGTACGCCGCGACATGGGCATGCAGGCCTACAAGGACGGCGGCATCGTCGGCAAGGCCAAGCAGGCCATTAGCGGCATCGCCGACGCGATCGGCTCGTTCGTCGCCGACCCCGGAGCGTTCATCACGTCCCGGATCCTCGACCCCGTACGCAGCATGGTCGCGAGCATCGGATCCGGCAGCTGGGGGCAACTGGTCGCACAACTGCCCGTCAAGGTCGCGTCCGGTCTGATCGACAAGGCCAAAAGCATGGTCGGGAAACTGTTCACGCCGGCCGACACCGCCCAGGGCGGGCCGGTCAGCTGGCAGGGCGGCGCCGGCGTCGAACAATGGCGACCGCTCGTCCTCAAAGCCTTGAACATGCTCGGACAGCCCGCCACATGGGCCGACACCGTGCTGCGACGCATGAACCAGGAGTCCGGCGGCAACCCCAACGCCGTCAACAACTGGGATTCCAACGCCGCGGCCGGCATCCCCTCGCAGGGCCTCATGCAGACCATCCCGCCCACGTTCAACGCGTACGCGGGACCCTTTACAAGCAAGGGCATCCTCGACCCGATGGCCAACATCTACGCGGGCATCAACTATTCGATCCATCGCTACGGATCCATCGCCGGCATGAACCGGCCCGGAGGCTACTCGACCGGCGGCATCGTCCCCACCCGGACGGCCCTCTACGACAAGGGCGGATGGCTGCCGCAAGGCAGGACACTGGTCGAGAACCGGACCGGAGCGCCGGAACTGGTCCTCAACCCCGAACAGGCGAAAACGTACCGGCAGGACTCGCGCAACGTCGAATACAAGCCCACCTACATCATCCAGGGCCTGACCTGGGATGACGTGGAAGCGAAGATCACGGCGCGCAACCGCCATGACATGGCGCCGTTCAGCTAAGGAGGATCCATGGTACGGGTGACGATCGAAACCGACACGGATGTCATCGGCATCCAGTCGCCCATGCTCGACACCCGCTACCACGGGTGGTGGCTCAAATCGATCAAAGGCTGGGACAGCCCGCCGGCCACCGATTACAAGCCACAGCGACGCCCCACGGCGGACGGCTCCTACATGCCGGCAGCCGGCCAACTGACCACCGAGGGACGCACCCTGGAACTCGCGTGCTGGACCGTATGCGAGTCCAGCATCGCACAATCCAACGCATGCGACCGCATCGCCGACCTGATCGGCCGGATCCTGACCATACGCGTCACGGATTCGGCCGGCACCCGCCAAACCAGCGGATGGATCACGGACGACCCCAACGGCACCCGCTGGCGACACGAGGAAAACCTGAACTTCACGCTCGTGATCTACTGTCCGGACCCATTGAAATACGGGCCCCCGATCGAATACCCGGCCAGCGTGGACACGATCACGGTCCGCAACCACGGCACCCAACCCGTCTACCCGATCCTGCACGTCACCGGCACGCCAAAAACAGTCTCCCTGACCTATGACGGACACCGGATCACATGGACACTCCCCGATATCGGCCCCGTGGACGCCAAACTCGACCTCGCCGCCATGATCCCCGACACGGGAACCATAACCATGGACGACGCATTCCGTATCCCGCCAGGAACGCACCTGATCCGCAGTACCACCACCGGCAACGCGAACACATCCCTGATCATCCGCAACGCATGGAGATGACACGCATGGACCCCATCATCCTCAAGGCATACAACGGCCTAACCGGAACCTACCTCGGCCGCCTGCCCTACACGACACTATCCGGCCAGGACTCCATCAGCGACGAAGGATCGATGAACGCCACCATCCCCGACTGCAAGCAGTTGCGCCTCATCCCCGACCTGGACCCGTACCTGCACGACTGGGGCACGATCTACGCGGCGCACATGGGCGCTCGCATCCTGCACGCCGGCTACCTGACATCCCACAGTCTCAACGACACAAGAGACGAGCTGACCCTGACGATCGGCGGCGGGGGCACGATCCTCAACAAACGCAAGGTCCTCAACGTCAAGCTGCGCGACTCGTGGAAGGACGGGTACGTGCTCATCGACGAGGACCATCCACCGGGGGAGTGGGTCCTGAACGCGAAAGGCTCCTACAGCGATCTGATCCGCAGCCTCCTTACGGAAACCATGAAATGGGGGGCGCTGCCGTACGACCTGCCCGACATCGACGGCGACGCCACGCACGAACGCACGTGGAACGGCTGGGAATTCCCTAGCGTGTGGGACGAGATCAGCGATATCGCAGACCTGGACGACGGGCCGGAAATCCGCCTCGACCCCCGAGTCGACTACAACAACCACATCCGTTTCCGACTGCGCGTCGGCACCCCGGAACTCGTCGACCGGACATGGCGGTGGAACCGGCTCGCGCCAGGACAGCGGATCATGCTCGCCGGCACGGACTGCGACGGGAGCAGCCTGACCTGCCAGCACTACATGATCGGAGGCAAAACCGACGACAAAACCCTCGTCGCCAAAGCCGACGGCACGACCCTGCTCGACAACGGCTGGCCACTCCTGCAAACCGCGGACTCCTCCCATTCGACGATCAGCCAACTGCCGACACTGCAAAGCCACGCCAGAGCCGCCATCGCGACAGGCGACGCGGACCAGTCCACCCACGGACTGCAGGCCGGCCTCGAACACGACGTGCACGTCGGCGACCACATCATCCTGCGCGTCACCCACGAAAAACCATCCGTACAGGAACGCGACCTGCTGCTCGACCCGACCATCGAACTCAAAACCACCGACGTCAAATGGAACGCGAACAGCGAATGGCAAACCATCCAGACCAGACCAACGGAGGAATAGGCATGCCACGCAAATACCATCCCGGCACGATCGATAACGCGCAGGTCATCCGCCGCATCAACCAGCG